AACATGATGAATAACCACCCCATCAGAGCGAGGCCAGTGTTTAGAATGTCCAGAATGCTCATGACTGCACTCCTTTGCGAAGCAGGGCGGCATCCTCTCGAAGGGCTTCTGCGTATTCAGATGCTGCTCTGCTGGCCCTGGCTCTCCATCCGGTTGTGATGTTGTTGGTCTTAATAGCCTCTTCAGCGAACATCAACGCAAACATCTCCACACCCTGCGCCCGCACTTCAGCCAGGAAAGCGTCGGTTGCTGGGGTTGGCTCTTGGGGTGACACAGCAACGCGAATGGTTTCAAGTGCCGGGTCTGTTTCCACTGTCGGAACCTGGATATAACCCAGCTGAACCCCATTCATGATGAACGCGCGACGGTCTTCACACACCGCCTTCAACCCCGCATTCTCCGCAGCCAGCGCCGCGCATCTGGCTTCAAGCTCGGACAATCTGTCACTGCATTCCGCCAGCACCACATCAACATCGGTATCAAGCGGAGGAACATGCATGCTGGCGCGGCCTTTGGTGAAGTCCTCAAGTGCCTTTTCGATTCGTTCTTTCAGTGCTGGCTGTGTATTATTTTTCATGCTCTTACCCCGTATACGCTTAAAATTCGTTTCATCGCCGCGCTGTTGCGGCACTCCTGAAATATTCCGTTGGTGCAGCTGCGCGCGGTACCAGCCTGCTCTTCCGGTGTCGCCAGGCGATAAGTCACCGTTCGCCAGACCTTGCTCACCCGGATAATTTTTCGAGACTTTTCCAGATCGATAGCGTTCTTCGTGATGCAGTTGATGGTCATGCCGCACTCTGTGGCCACATCCTTCGCGGTGAAGGTCCGGTGCGTTTCGAGATAACGCAGAATTGCCTGTTTGCCTTTCATGCTGCCCCCTTGGAGCGGTAAGAATCCCAGGTGAATGAGAGAGTGCATCCGCCGCCGTCGCTCATGCGATCAAGAACGCGTTCGCCGATGAATGCAGACAACTCCTCCCTGGTCTGGTTGCTGATCAGGATGGTTGGCTTCATCCGCTCATAACGGGTGTTGATGATTTCGAACATGATCAACTTCTCGGCGTCGCTTCCGAACTGCACGCCGACCTCGTCGATAATCAGCAGGTCGGGCTTCGTGAAGTAACGGATCACTTCGTCTTCAGTACGGCGTGACCCCTTCGACCAGGATGACTTGTACTCACGGGCAATTTTCAGCGCCGTGGTAAACACTGCAGAACTCTGGTGTTCTGTGATCGCATGCCGTGCGATAGCCAGTGCCAGGTGATTCTTTCCGGTACCTGGTTTGCCGCACATCACAAGACCGCCACCCTGCTGCAACCGCTCTGGCCAACGGCTTGCATATGCCTGGCACACCTTAAGTGCGCGTTTTGCGTCGTCGTTCACTGGCTCATAGTTCTGCAGCGTGCAGTTTTCGAAGCGCGCCGGGATGTTCAGTCCGTCCAGCAGGCGCTCGATGTTTCTTTTGCGGGCTGCTTCGTTGATGCTAATTCTTTCCGCCTGCAAGCGGCCTAACTCCTCTTTGAGGCATTCAGGGCAGCAGCTTGGGCGCGGGGGAATTTTCACGACAGAGTTTAAGAAATGCCTGGTCCTGCATTCAAAGGGGCCATGCGTTTCGCAGTTCTCGGTGCTGATAGTTAGCTCGATATCTTCATGCTGAACTGGCGGCTGGCTCAGCTCAGCAATGCGTTTCTCAAGTTGATTGATTTTTTCATCCAGCGTCATGATTAGTCCCTCGCCCATGCAGGAATTTCAGTCTGGCCATAGTCCTTGCCAGCGAAGTTCTCAGATACGCGTGACGGAGTACGGGAAGGCTGCTTGGCGCCCTTAGGCTCAAACAATCCCTGCCAGCCGTTCGCAATGCTCTGGTTGATGATTTCTTCAGGCTGATATCCGCTGCACTTGCAACGCTCGAGCAGGTTGATGGCCTGGGTAACCGTCTGCTGAGACTTAATCGGTTTCTTCAGGTCGCGACGATAATCGACCCATGACTTCCAGACTGAAACTGACAGCCATTCAGGAAGGTCAACACCAGCCGGATCGAACGAAGCCGGTTTGGGGGATTTAGGGGGTTTATTAATATTGTCTTTATTGTCTTTTGTAATAGTGTCTTTTGTGTGTCCCCATTTTGGTGACAGGGTTGTCACTGTTTTGGTGACACTTTTTGTCACCACCGTAGGGACACTGTCACTATTATGGTGACAGTCACTACTATGGTGACATTTTGGCGCAGGCTTAGTGCCCGGAATCACCCACTCACTCAGGTTTTTGTTGGGCCCGATCAGTATGCCGTCGGACACCAAAACATTCATCGCAATGAGCTCGTTTTTGGCGGTGTTAACTTTCTGGCGAGGCAGTCTTGTCAACTCAGAAAGTTGTGAGTCTGCTATGCGGTCCATCTTCTTGTTGAACCCATAGGTTTTGCGGCAAACAGCATGAGCTACCTTGGCCTGATTTTTGGTCAGGTTCGCGCCGATAAGCTCCTCATACAACTCGTTTGCCAGACGGGTGTACCCATCGTCTGTATCGGCCACGCGTTGCTCCTGTATTCCCGAAACTACAGCGGGAAAGTTGAGAATTTCTGCGGTGTTTGACATACTTACTCCCGTTACTTGGCGTAACACAGTGTGATAAGGGCCTTTGAAGTGACCGCTTCAAGGGCTTTCGCTTTTTTGGTAGTACCCATCACATAACTCCCGGCGCCATAGCGGCCAGACTTGTCACCACCGCAGCGATTGATTCAGTTGGCAGGAAGCGCAGCAGTGCTTCAGCAGCTTCTCTCACCTCTTTCTCAAGGCGTTGTATCGGCTGACCAAGTAACTTCGCCTGATGCGCTTCAGTGCACTCTTTCATGGCCTCGGCTATCAGTTCGGCCTCAGTCTTTGCGACCAGACCGAACTCTCTCGCCACTTTCTCGTTATCCCGCGCCATCACGTCGATAATGACGGGGATCAGTAGCATCAACCCCTTGTCGTTCTTCGGGCCCGGATCGTTAATCATCCGGAAGAAGTTCTGCTTCGTGTTGTGTTCAGAACCTGCCAGTAACAACCCCTTCCCGCCGCGCGCCAGCCACTCTTTCGCAACCAGCTGAGAAATGTGAACCTGAGACTGGCCCGGCGTAGCTTTTTGCCAGGCCTTAACTGCCTCCCGTATTCGAATTAGCTTACGGTTATTGCGCGGAACACTTTGATAAATCGAAATCAACGGACGTTGTTCAAGTCCGGTACTCTGTTGATACGCAAGTGAATGCATTGCTTTCCCTTTCGTGGTTAGGGCCGCCGGTTAGGCGGCAAAGATACCTGGATATAGAACTTCGCGAGGAAGTCCCGTTACTTCTTCGTACTTACGCATTTTTGTTACTGGAAGGCTGCCACCTCGCTTTTTAAGCATATTGATGGCCTGAGGCGTTACGCCGACCTTTTCAGCAAGCACCTTTTGAGATCCTCCCACTGCATTAATGGCTTTCTCAAGCGGGGTGCTGGCGTTGGATTTTTTGTTGATCATGTTTTGCTCCGCTCATGTGTAATCAACACCATGTTAATTCATGGCGTGGATTAAATCAACATTATGGTGATGGAAAAAATCCACATGTTGTTTACCATGCATGGAGCGGAGGGTTTTATGAGTAGCATTTCTGAAAGAATTAAATTTTTATTGGCAAGGGAAGGCTTGAAGCAGCGGGATTTGGCTGAGGCTTTGTCGACTAGCCCACAGACCGTCAACAACTGGATAAAAAGAGACGCGTTAAGTCGTGAGGCGGCGCAACAAATATCTGAAAAATTCGGTTATTCTCTTGACTGGTTATTAAATGGAGAGGGTTCTCCAAAGAAGGCTCTGGAGAGCAACATCCCGCCGGAGTCTGAGTGGGGAGTTGTTGATGCATGGGATAAAGACACCCCGCTTCCTGTTGATGAGGTTGAAGTGCCATTTCTTAAGGATATTGAATTTGCGTGTGGAGATGGACGCGTTCAATGCGAGGATCACAATGGCTTTAAGCTGAGGTTCTCAAAAGCAACGCTTCGCCGGGTGGGAGCTAACACCGATGGCTCAGGCGTTCTCTGCTTCCCCGCCACCGGTGACAGCATGGAGCCAATGATTCCAGATGGAACCACAGTGGCTGTGGATACAAATAACAAACGCATAGTCCAAGGAAACCTTTACGCCAATGCACAAGGGGATCGTGGTGAAGGGCAGCTCAAAAGAATTAAACAGCTTTACAGAAAACCAGGTGGAAAACTGATTATCCGCAGCTACAACAATGAGGCCTACCCTGATGAAGAAGCTGATATTGATGATGTTGAAATAATCGGACGTCTTTTCTGGTACTCGGTGTTGCTGTAGAGCCGAAGCTGCGGCTGGTTTGAATGGTTGCTTGAGGGGTCGCAGAGATGCGGCCTTTTTTTTGCCTGCAATAATGCAAGCATAAAAATAAAAATATTTCTTGCTTGTATGGTTACACAGTGATTATGATGCAAGCACATTTCACAGCAAGAGTGCTTACAATGTCAGAAAATAAAAAAGAACCAACTGGAAAAGCAAAAGGCGGGGTTGCTAGAGCTAAATCCCTCACTGCAAAACAAAGAAGTGATCAAGCCAAGAGCGGAGCTATTGCCCGCTGGGGTTATAAAGCCACTCACATGGGAAATTTCAAAGAGCAGTTTGGGATTGATGCCGAGTGTTATGTTTTAAACGATGAGTTGAAAACACCAGTTGTAACCAAGACCGGATTAGCTCAACTTCTCCAGATAGGCTCTCTTGCTCGCGATATAGACAGACTAATGTCGGCTCCATTCATGAGCGAGATGCGCGATCCAGATTTAGAGGATAAATTAGAAAAACCCCTTAAATTTCAATTAGAGGCGCGATCCAATAATTCGACAATTGCGCATGGATTTGACATCGGTGTAGTAATAGACATAGCAAAGCTCCTAGTCAAGGCGAAAGAAAAAGGGGTTTTGCCAGCTAATAGAATTGCAGCAGCAGAAGCCGCACAAAGACTTATGAATGCTTCTGCTAAATCTGGTATTCGCGGCGTTGCATATGCCGTTTCTGGTTATGAGCCTGCGGCGCAGGCGGTAATCGAAGCTTTCAAAATGTACGTTCGAGAAGAAGCTCGTGCTTGGGAAAAAGAATTCCCTGATGAGCTTTACTATGAATGGTACCGACTATACGAACTGAAAAAACCAGAAAAAGGCGGACATCCAGGAAATTTCCGCTGGTTTACTGAGCGGCATATCTACGAAACATTAGCAAAGAGCGAAGGCAAGATTCTCGATATCGCCAAGGAAAATCGCGAGGAAAACGGTAAGAGAGGTGACAAAATCCATATGTTCCTTTCTGATGTGGGCGTGAAAGCACTACGTAGACACATTGGCAAAATTATCGGCATGGCATCCATGTGCGAAACAAAAGAACAATATGAAAGCGCTCTTGAGAGAGTCTTCAAATAAAGTCGCAACCCGGCCACTGCGCCGGGTTTTTATTGCCCACCCATAAAGCTATCCCCCATTCTGCCGATAACTATCCAGCCTGAAGCTGATAACAATAACTATCGCAACACTACCTGCCCGCCCCGTGCGGGCTTTTTTATTGCCCTTTCCGCACTATCTCAGCTGCATCCCTGTTCACACCCTTACCTATCACGTTTCCCGTTTCCTTCCGGTACCGTTCCAGCTTGTCGATGATGTTTTGCTGGGTCATAGGTAAATCGGTAATCCCCCCGAAAAACCAGTGCATGAATAAGTAGAATTTTCTCCTAACCTGAATGCAGGGGGATTTCTATGAAACGATCACGTTTTACTGACAGTCAGATCATCACCATTCTCAAACAGGCTGA